CTTAGTTTCAGTGCCCGTGTGGCACGCAACTTGGGGAGGTATGTTATGCGCAAGATGTTTTTGGCGATGGCGGCGGCGTGCGTTGCGATGTTGTTTCTCGGCGGCACGGCGCGGGAAGCGGAAGCGTGTCGATGGTTTCCGGGGAAGCGGATGATTCGCGTCGCGGCGAAAGTTCAGCCGGTTCGGCGCACGATGCGGGTGGCAAAATGGGTTGTGCGCGCCCGCCCCGGAATCGTTGTGCCGAAACGGGGCGGGTGCAACTGACGTCAAGCCACACCCAGCACTTAGAGCCTGAATAAGAACTGTGGATTACCTCATTCCGGGCCGGCATTCCGCCGGTCCGGAACTTTGACACATTATGTGGGGAGGCCGGGCCGCGGCGGGTTCATCGTTCACCCGTCGCGGTGCCGGCCATGTTTGGGGAGGCCGGGCCGCGGCGGGTTCATCGTTCACCCGTCGCGGTGCCGGCCATTTTGTGAGATACGGAGTAAGCACGTGACGATTGATGATTTACAGCGCGAACTACTGGAGCAGACGCCGCGGCTGCGGAAGGTCAGCCGGCTTCGTGTTCGTCGCCAGATCATGGCGTGTCTGGAAGCGTGGCCTCGTCATTACGTCGGCCCGGAGGAAGAGTTGGTACGGCTTCAGCTGGTGAGCGACGCGCGGGAGGAATTCGATTCGGTTTGGCTGTGGTTTGCGCTTCGCGTGGCGATGATGGTGATTGAAGCGTTGATCGAATGGTGGCTGAAAAATCGGGGGCGGCAGCGTGTTGCGGCGGAGTTTCGCGAATTGCGTTGGCATGTAGGAGCAGGAGTATCTGCGCCAGAGGGGGAGGATGTGACATGACGGCGATTGGGATTGGTTTGGGAATTCCGTTTGCGCATCGACGGATCAGTCTGACGGACGGACTTGTGGGGTTTTGGAATCTCGAAGATGAGACCGATGCGCTCGGCGTGCATGACCTGACGAACATCAGTGCGACCGCGTTTGACGCCGGAAAGATCGGCGATGCGATGGTCGGCGACGGATCGGCCGATTTTCTCGCCCATAGCAGCACGCCAGCTTTGTCCATCACCGGCAGCCTTACGCTCAGTGCGTGGGTGATGCCGGGTGCGTTAGCTACGACGCAGTCGGTTGTCTGTAAAGGGCCGGTGAATAATACGTTGATCGAGTATGGCATCGTGCTCAACTCGGGAAATCTGTACCGCGTCGACCATCATCGAGACGCGAATTTCATTACCACAACTGGTTCGAAGTCGGCCGGGGTGGATACTTGGGCGTTTGTGTGCGCACGGCACAATGTCGTGACGGGCGTAACGACGATGTTCGTCGATGATACTCGGGTCGATGAGTCGGACGCCGGCGGCACGGAGCCGATCGACAACAGCGGGCTCGACTTCACGATCGGCGCGAAGCGAGTGACCCCCGGGGGAGCCGGTGCCCACTTCTTTAACGGGCTGATCGACGCGGTCGGACTGTGGAATCGCCCGCTGACCGACGAGGAAATCGCGAAGCTCTTCAACGGCGGCGACGGGCGGCAATGGCCGGTCGCCTGATGAATAGACCCATACGAGCGATGGAGAATAGAACTATAAAAGGTTCTTTCCAGGCCCTCCCGGCACGGGCTCCGCCAGGTTGTTTGGCGATTTTTTGCGCGCGGGGTGGGTGATTTTGCGAGTAAGTAAGTTTTCGAAATTCCGGGATTGCGATGAAACGCGATGGCGAAGCGACCCGATCGACCGCCTGCGACCGTCGCCGAGCAGGTCGACGCCGAACTGGTCAAGTGCGCATTGGAAAAGCGGCGCGGCGGCAGGAAGCTCACGGCGGCCGAGTTGTCCGCCGTCCGGCGGCGCGAGCGGGGGCTCGAGGAGGAACGGCGGTGGGCATATTACGCCACGCTGCCGAAAAAACACTATTTGGAAATGTCCGGCCGGCAGGCTCGGACGGTGAACGAGCAAGCGCGACGTTACGGCTTGCCGGTCCTCGGCAAGACGATCGACCTCGGGTCGCTGTTACATTGGCTGCACGATTTTTTGGCGGACAATTCGCGCCTGCTCGCGGCGGGCGACGAAGACGACGCGCTGATGACGGGCGTCGACAGCCCGGCGCTGGAGCGATACCGCGAGGCGAAGGCGCGGCGGGAGTGGCTCGCGTACGAGCGCGACTTGGACCAGTGGATCCGGCGCGACGATTTTCGCGCCGGCCTGCGTCGATTTTCGACGATCATGCGAGAGGGAATCGAGCAGTTACAACGCAAGTGCGGCGACGATGCCCACGCAATCATCGACCGAACGCTGACGAAGGCGGTCCACGCGTTGGCGGATCATTTCAGCGAGCCGACCGATGATGCCGAGCACGTGAAGCTGCCGTGACTCGACGGCTTCCGCCGCGTGACGCCGCCGGCATCCACGATGTGACTGAGCTGCGGATCCGGCTATGACGCCGCGAAAACAGACTACCCTATGACGACAACCGCGATCGATCGTTACGTTCCTCGCCGCAACCGCGCGGCGGTCCGATTCGAATGGACCGACGCCTTGCAATCCGCCCGCGCGCCGCGGCTGCGCTCGATGCGTGAATTCGCCGAATCGGAGATCACGGTTCCCAACGGCCCGTACCGCGATGAGCCGTTCCGCGCGGCCCGGCAACCGTACGCGATCCAGTGGTTCTCGGCGATCGAAAGCCGCCGGTGGCGCGAACACGTCGCGGTCGGGCCGACGCAATCGGGTAAGACGTTGCATTGTTACGTCATCCCCGTGCTGTATCATCTTTTCGAGCATCGCGAGACCGTCGTCGTTGGTGTCCCCAACCTCGAAATGGCGTCGGACAAATGGCGCGAGGACTTTCTGCCAGTCATTCATTCGTCACATCGCCTCCGCGCGGCGCTCCCAAAGACGGGCGCCGGCAGCCGCGGCGGCGAGTCGGTCGCGTTCACATTTACCAACGGCTCGACGCTCCGATTTATGACCGCCGGCGGCAGCGACAAGACCGTCGCCGGGTTCACCGGCCGCGTCCTGGCCGTGACAGAAACGGACGGCATGGATCGATCGAGCGAAGTGAGCCGCGAGGCCGACCGAATCAAACAACTGGAGGGGCGACTCCGGGCATTCTCCGGCCGTCACCGAATCAGCTACAAGGAATGCACGGCGTCCATCGAGCAGGGTTGGATTTGGCGTAATTACCTCGCGGGGACGGCGAGCCGGCTCATGCTCCCGTGCGAACATTGCCACACGTTCGTATGCCCGGATCGCGAACACCTGCGCGGCTGGCAGACGGCGGAATCGGAAATGGAAGCGGAGGATCGCGCGCACTTCGTTTGCCCGGCGTGCGAACACCCGTGGACCGAATCGGAGCGACGGCAGGCCAATCTGGCGGCGGTTCTGTTACATCGCGGTCAGTCGATCGACTCGCAAGGGACCGTCACCGGCGACGCACCGGCGACGTTTACACTCGGCTTCCGGTGGAGCGCGACGAACAATCTTTTCGCAACCGCCGGCGATTTGGGCGTGGATGAATGGAAGGCTTCGCGCTCGATCGACGAAGAAAACGCAGAGAAAGAAATGCGCCAGTTCGTTTGGGCGATGCCCTATCATCCGCCGCGTTGGGACGTCGCGCCGCTGACGCCCGAGGGGATCATGGAGCGAGTTCTTTCGGATCGGCCCGCCGGGCTCGTCCCGAGCGGCACGGACGTCGTGACGGTCGCCGTCGACCTCGGAAAGTATCTCGCGCACTGGATGGCGATCGCTTGGTTGTTCGACGGCACCGGGCATATCGTGCAATATGGGGTGTTTGAGATTCCGACCGATTCGCTCGGCGTCGAGCGCGCCGTCGTCGCCGGACTCAAGACGTTTCGGTCGGAGATTTGCGACACCGGATTTTTACAGCCCGACGGAACGCAGCGCCCGCCGGAGTTGGTCGGTTACGACATCGGGTATCAGGCTCCGCACGTGAAAGAGTTCTTGCGGGGCCAAGATCGCGATCGGAACATCGCGATGATCGGCCGCGGGAGCAACCAGCGGCAACGGCAAATTTATCGCGAACCGAAAAAAAAGAGCGCGACGATCGTTCTGATCGGCGCCGGCTGGCACCTGGTGCATCAGCCGGACGAAGGTCTTTGTGTTTTGGAAACCGACGCGGACCAATGGAAGACGTGGGGTCATGCGCGCTTCAGCGTTCCAGTGATTCGCCGGCGGGGGAAGCCGGTGACGATCGAACCCGGCGCGATGACGTTGCACCAGGCGATGCCCCGCGAGCATTTGAAGCTCTCAAAACACCTGACAGCCGAGCGGCAGGTGGAAGTGTTCGAACCGGGCAAGGGAACGGTCTTGCACTGGGAGGTCGTGAGCCGAAACAATCACTGGCTCGATACGTATTACATGGCGTGCGTTCTCGGAAACTATCTCGGATGCGATCTGGTGAAAACGCCCCAACCAGAAGAATCGCCCGAAGAAACGATCGTCGAACACCTGATCGAGACCGACGACGGCCGACCCTATTTTGTCACGGACCGATCCGAAACCTAGGAGGCATCATGGCCAAGCGAAGACAAACCACAAACGAAAACGGAACGGTGCGGAGCGCCGACGTTGCCGACGATCCGGTACCCGACGAACCGGCGCAGGAACCTATTGCCGCCGACGATCCGGTACCCGACGAACGGCCGCAGGCTGCGCCGGTTCGGACGATCGTGGTGCGCGTTCCGATCGCGCCCGATCCCATCGGCCCCGCGTACGTTTCTCGTCGCGTCGACATCCGACTCGACCGCGAATGCGCGGAGACGATCGAGCGACTCTTTCGCGGGCTGGATGCGTGCGGCGAGCGGATGGCGAACGGCCGGCGCGTCGCGCAACGTCAGGACGCGGTGCGCTGGCTCCTCGAGTCCATCACGAGAGAAGAAAGAATCGAGCGCGAATGAAACATCGCATCACGATTACGCTTCCGCTGCCGAACACGCACCTGCAACCGAATAGCCGGCCGCATTGGCGCACGAAGGCCGCGGCGGTCAAAGCGTACCGGTCGGACGCGAAACATGCCGCGCTCGCGGCATGGATCGAAGCGGGCGGCCGCGCGAACGAGCCGTGGCCCGAGGCGACCGTTACGGCGACGTTTTTCTGGCCGACCCGCCGGCGGCGCGACAAAGACAACGCGCTCGCCAGTCTCAAGGCCGCTTTGGACGGCCTGTTCGACGCCGGTGTGATCGCCGACGATGAACACCTAACGCCGCTGCCTGTCGAATTTGGTCACGACGCGCTCGACCCGCGCGTTGAATTGTGCGTCGTGCGCGACGATGTCACGACGCCGACGCCGGCAACGTCACAGCCGGATCCGCATCTCAGTCCCAAGCCGTCGAAGAAAAAAACTCCGAAGCGCAAGCCAAAACCCAAGGCGCCGCCGGCCGACGATGCGCTCGCGTGGATTACGCCCGACCTCCGTCCGCTGGCGATCGCGATTTCCGACGTTGCTCAAGACCCGAAAAACGCTCGAACGCACGACGATCCGAACATCCAGGCGATCAAGACGTCGCTCGCGCAATTCGGCCAGCGAAAACCGATCGTCGTCAACCGCGCGAACAACCAGGTCGAAGCGGGCAACGGCACACTCGTTGCCGCGCACCAACTCGGCCATACGCACATCGCGGCCGTCTGGGTCGAGGATGACGAGACGACGCAAACCGGGTACGCGCTGGCCGACAATCGGACGGCGGAACTCGCGGCGTGGGATGACGAGCGCTTGGCCGAGGCGATCGCCCTGGTTGAAGCCACCTCCCGGGAGTTGTATGACGATCTATTATTGGATGAGTTGGCAGCCGGCGGCGAAGAAGACGAAGAGGCGGCGGCCGAGGAGCAGCACGTCCCCGAAGATTTCGCCGTTGTCGTCGATTGCCGAGACCAGGCCGATCAGGAGACGTTGTACGAGCGTCTCACGAGCGAGGGTTACACATGCCGCGTCCTGACGACGTGAACCGGGCGTTGCGTTGCGCGCGGTGCCGCGGGTTCGCCGCGCTGGGTTATCGATTTTGCGATTACTGCATCGTCGAGGTTCATCGCGAAATGCGCGAGTCCGGCTACCTCACCGATCCGAACATCCAAACGATCTACGACGAGCGAATCCCATTCACCAAGCGTCAAGCCTGCGAGACCTGACGAATGGCCCGCGTCGACATCACACTGCAATGCCCGGTCCATGAATCGTTCCGCGTCGCCCAGGTCGCGGGCCTATTCGACGTGCCGCTGGCGGACAAACTGACCGAACAATTTACGGTCGACGTGCCCGACGCTTCGGAAGAGTGGCGCATCGGGGCGATCGTCGGTCCCTCCGGCAGCGGGAAATCGTCGGTGGCGCGGCACGTGTACGGCAAGCAGCTTTACACCGGCGCCGCGTGGCCCAAGGATCGGGCCGTCGTCGATTGTTTCGGCGACGTATCAATCAAAGAACTCACACACCTCCTATCGTCCGTCGGGTTTTCGTCGCCGCCCTCCTGGTGCAAGCCGTACGCCGTCCTCTCGGGCGGCGAGCAGTTCCGGTGCAACCTGGTCCGATCGCTGCTGACGGACGCGCCGATCGTCGCCTTCGACGAATACACGAGTGTCGTCGACCGGACCGTCGCGAAAATCGGATCCGCGGCCGTGTCGAAGTCGATCCGCAAAAATCGGATCGCCAAGCGATTTGTCGCCGTCACGTGCCACTACGACATCCTCGACTGGCTCCAGCCGGATTGGACGCTCGATATGGCAAGCTGCCAGCTTGCAAGGGGGTCGCTTCGGCGACCAACCATCGACCTTGCGGTCGCTCCGGTCCACCGCAGCGCGTGGGTTCTCTTCAGCCGCCATCATTATTTGAGCGCCTATATCGGAAAGAACGCGCAATGCTTCGCGGCGTTCTGGGGCGAAACCCCCGTCGCATTTAGCGCGTGGGTCAATTACATGCGAAGCAACTACCGAACGGGCGACGTGCGCGAGCATCGAACGGTGACGCTGCCGGATTATCAAGGAGTCGGGATCGGAAATCGGTTGAGTGAATTTGTCGCGTCGATCTATTGCGGCCTGGGCGGCCGGGCGTTTTCAACGACGTCGCATCCGGCGATGATCCGCTACCGATCCGCGTCGCGAACGTGGCATCGGCGACGACACGGCATGACGCATCCGAACGGCTACCGAGGATCGATCAAGTCGAGGTACAACGATTCGACGAAGCGGATCACGGGCAACTTTCAATACGTCGGACCCGCGATGGATCGGGAGCGCGCCGAAGCGTACGCTTCGGCGAAACCGGAAATCTACAGTTGGGGTGAAACCCCCAAGGCCGTCTATGCGATCGTTGCCACCCTCCCCGGCGCGACGGTCGCTCTCATCGCGCGCAAAACCGGCCGCTCGTCGTCGATGGTCACCCGCGCGCTGGCCGACCTTCGGGCGGCGGGACACCTCCGGCGTTTCGGCCGCGGCGGCGGGAGCGATCCACACACCCACATCGTCTGCGGGCCGCCTCCGGTCTAGTTTTCCAGAAAAAACTTGGGGCCTCCGCAGACCCCGCAAGCCCTTGTCCGCAAAGGACTTACGGGGCCACGGACCCGCGCAACCTCCGCACGGGCAAAAATTCCCGGAATTCTCCCCGTTTTTCCCTTGCGTGTTTAACGCTAGCGGTTAGAATCGACCGAAGTACAACAAGTCCCGACACGCCAAACCAAGGAAAAGAACGATGGGTATGATGCAGCGCGAAAATCTGACAGACAAAGAGAAGGAAGTGAAGCCAGCGGTTGTTGCCAAGCCAGCCGTTGCCCCAGCCCCCAAGACTCCGACTCTTGGTAAGGGTCAGTTTGCTTTGCGGTTCGCTGCCAAGGATTGCCTTTCCGGCAAGCAATTGGAAGCAGGGTCGATCGTGACCGGCGTGAAGCTGGGCGGACAGTGGGATTTCACTGCCGAGCCGATCAGCCTGCAAGACTTCCGCAAGCTGCGAGAGGCGATGCTGATTTCCTTGGACCCAGACGAAGGCGGGCCTGATGGCCAGCTTGACCACGAAGACTATTACATTCTCGCCGAGTTCGGCGCGAAATACCCGCACGTCGCCAGCATGATTGGCTGCGAAGTCCCCGGCCTCGACTAGTCCCGACTCCCGCCCGCGTGGTGCTGGCCTAGTCAGCCAGCCTGCGAAAGTAGACAGCCGCGCGGGCGACTTTTGAAACCAGCCATGCAAATTGCACTTTGGATCTTTCCGCCAGAAGACTTCGCCGCTTGGTGTGAATTCGTTGGTTCGCCAGAAGTCGCCGACCACGCAAGTCCTTGCCCCCAAGGAACTTACGTATCCACGCACCCGCGCAAGCGCCCCACGGGCAACAATTCCAGGAATTCTTCGGTTTTTGCGCTTGCATCACTAACTTCAGCGGTTAGAATCGACCGAAGAAAAACAAGTCACGACACGCCAAACCAAGGAAAAGAACGATGACGACGAAATCGGAAGAAGCCTATTTGGATGCCTGCAAAGGTGGCGATCCCGATGCGCTCACGGAATACTCCGCTTACCTGAAGCGCAACGGCGAAGAATTCAAAGCGATCCATGCCATGTATGTGTCGATGATCAATCGCTTAAATACGAACTATGAAATCGTCCCCGAGTGACCCGGCGAACGCGCCGTTCGCGGCGCGCTGCCGTCTTACTTAGTGGTTTCACCCCAACCGAATGGAGACGAACGATGACGACAACGATCTACATTTGCGCGAACGATGAGACTCTCACGGACGGACATTTCGTGCGCGACGGCAACAGCCTGGCGGAAGAGGCGCAGGAGATATTCGAGGCCGGCGCGGACGTAGTGCAATCTGACGCGCGCGCCGAATGCGTCGCGAGTCGATTTTTCCACGATTGGAACGGCGGCCGTCACCGTCAGGGTGTCGGCCAAGTCATTTCCGGCGTGCGCTATGGCTATTCCGCCGGGCTCGTCGTCACGCACGCCGAGAACCCGCCGCCGTGGCTCTGCGAGTTGTGCGACCGCGCGGCCCAGGCGATGCTGGAGACGGCGACGAAATTGGGCGTAGCGCAGAGTAATGACCTCGCGCGTCAAATAATCGAAGAAATTGAGAGCGGTGCGGTGCCGGATTCTTTTTTCGTCGAAAGCATTTCGCGCGAAGAGGTTGAGCCCGCTTTGCTAGCGCGCATGGATTCGGCGCTGGCAACGCTCGCAGAGACCGAGTGACCCGGCCGGCCCCTTTTTTTGAGTAGTGGTTTCACCCCAAACCAAGACATGAAAGCACTCACCATCTGCCAGCCGTGGGCGTGGGCGATCGCGGAGGGGATCAAGCGCGTTGAGAATCGGACGTGGCCGACCTCCTACCGCGGGCCGCTTGCGATTCATGCGGGCAAAGGGGCGCAATGGATCACGCGCGGCTGGCTCGATCTGCGCCGCCTGGGGCATCGACCGCCGGATGATCTGACGTTCGGGGCGATCGTCGCCGTCTGCGATTTGGTCGACTGCCGGCGGTACGGAGAAAGCGACGTGTTCGACGATCCGTTCGCCGTCGGGCCGTGGTGTTTCATCCTCGAAAACGTCAGAAAACTAGCCGAGCCGATCCCCTGCCGCGGCCGGCAGCGGATGTGGGACTGTCAAACCATTTTGGATGCACGATGAAAAAAAGCAAACAATCGCTGGGCGAGCGCCTTCGCGCGGCGCGCGGGACGCGGACGATGGCGGACGTCGCCGCGCGTTGCGGCGTATCCGAAATGACCATTTCGCGGCTCGAGCGGGACGTCCCCGCAAGAATCGAAACCGTCGAGCGCGTCGCCGCCGCGCTCGGATTGAACGTCGAAATTCGGACGACGCGCAAGCGGTCCGGAAAAAAACAACAAGGATTGAACTGATGAACATTCGTTTGGCTTACGTCCCGCGAGAGGAACCATTTCGAGGTTTTTGTGTTGACGAAAGCATTCCCGTCGACGCGCTGCCGCGGATCGGCGAATACGCATTCTCGATGGATAAATACGGGGCACGATGTCTGGCAATTCGAGGGGCCTGCCGGCTCTCGGCGGTTTCACGGCATGGTCAGGGAAAACGGCGACGGGACAGCCACGTTTTGCATGCCCGGTGGTTTCATTTCCTATAAGACTGGCGGCCAGTTGGAAGAGCATGGGGCGGGGGAACGGCCGACTGTGCGTGCAGCGAAAGACGAAGTGGAAAAGCGCCACCCCCTACAGCCAACCTTACAAGGAGAACGAACGCGATGAACGAGACAGGAATGATGCCCGATCCGAGAGCGATGCGCGACGTGGAACGGTTGGCCATGTATCACTCTATGGATGCGCTTGACGACGACAGCAAAGCCGCCCGTCTCTTCGGCGAGAGGCTTGTACCGTTCGAATATCACAGGACCGTGTATGTCGCGACCCCATTATTCATCGAGGAGAACGAACGCGATGAGCCAGAAGTACCCCCAAACTGAATCGGAAAGCTGCTACAACGCCTTACTCGCGTCGGCGGACAAAACGCTCAGGAACATCCGACACAACCTGGGCCGAGATAAAATCGTGACCTGGAGCCTCGTGGAGCACTTGGCCACATGTTACGCGATCCTCAACGCCGCGGAGCGCACGCTCCTCGACGAGGCCGAAAATCATCCAGCGGTGAACCTGTTTCGGCAAGTTTACGGAAAAGATTCGCCTTCGGGGGTCGCGTATCAGATTGACGTTTCGGTCACGACCGTAATATCCGACGGCACGCGACCATCGTTCGTCGACGTCAAGCCCGCCTGGCCCAAGGCGAAAATAACGTCGCTTGCGCCGAACTCCGGCGATGAAACGAACACACCGTGACAACCCGGGTTGTCACGGTGTGACTGAGCCAGGCTGGCCACCGTGACTCGACGGCAGCGGTCCGCGTGACTGAGCTGCGGGCTCTGCCGTGGCAAAACCGCCCGCCTTATCTTCTCACATCCCCTCATTCTGGTAGGGGACGCGCCCGAGCGATCCGAACGGTCCGAGGTTCGGGCGCTCGAAAATCTCTAGGCGCATTCGAGTCAACCTGACCAATGTGTGTACATGAGCACGCTGACGTCGGCCAGCACGATCGATGACGTTCGCGCCGCGTACCTCGATAGCGCGTCGTACGAAGAAGACGGCGACCTGGAGAAGGCCGCAACATTCGTCACGGCCTGCCGAATGCTCTTACTTCTGATTCCGAAGTCCGCGACGAAGAGCGGCGAAAGTTACGAAATCGACCCGGCGCAAATCAAGGCGGAGTTAATCGAGGCGCGCCGATGGATCAGCGAACGAGCGACCGATTCGCACGTCGACTATCTCGACCTCTCGGCAATCCGCGACTAACAGGACTCGCACGTGTGAATGGCCGGACAAAGCTACGGTTGGAACGTCGCCGAGCATTGGGAATCGATGCGCTCGGACTACGACGCCGCGCGCGAAGGTCGCTTTCGCCGGCGACGATCGGGCGTCGGTGCGATCGGGCATTCCGCGGACTGGCATTATCGCAACGACGGCGCGTTTATGCGCGTGATGGAGCTTGCGCGGGACTTCGATCGCAACAACATGATCGTCGGCCAGGGAGTGACGCGACTCATCGAAAACTGCTTGCAGGATGGGATCAAACCGGATCCGGCGACCGGGAATCCGGAAATCGATACGCATCTCAAGGAGAAGTGGAAACGTTGGGCGGGCGATCCGGAACTCTGCGACGCCGCCGGCGAACAAGATTTTCATGGCCTCGAACGACTCACGCTGCGTCAGACGATCGTCGACGGCGACCACCACGGCATCATGCCGCTCATCGCTCCGCAACTCCAACTCATGGAAGCGCACCGTTGCCGTACGCCGCATCGGACGAAGCGCAACATTGTGCATGGTGTGCGGCTCTCGCCGACGCGACGGCGCGAGGAGTATTTTTACTGCGTCGAAGACGTCGACCCGATGCGCAACGTGTTGTTGCGCGACACGAATCCAGTTCTGACGCGCGACAGCGACGGGAACCGGCAAGTGTTGCACGTCTACGATCCGCGCCGGACGTCGCAAACGCGCGGCGTGACGACGCTTGCACCGGTCGCCGACGTCGCGGGAATGCACGACGATATTCAATTCGCGAAGTTAGTGCAGGCGCAGGCTACCAGCATGATCGCGCTGATCGAAGAGCGCGACAAAGAAGTCGCGCCGCCGAGCGGCGGCAGGAGCTTGGGGCGACGGGACACGATCGATTTTGGCGACGGAACGACGGGAACCACGTCGAAGATCGGCGCGGCCATGCACGTTCGGTTGCCGCCCGGCGTGAAAATGGAAGGGTTCTCCGCGAACGTGCCGAACCCCGAATTTTTCAAACACGCGATGATGATGCTTTCTATTATCGCGGTCAATCTCCATTTGCCCGTCGCGGTCCTTTTACTCGATCCGAGCAACACGAATTTCAGCGGTTGGCGCGGCGCGATGGATCAGGCGCGCGTCGGGTTTCGTGCAATCCAACAGTGGATGGTTGCGCGGTTCCATCGGCCGATTTATCGATGGAAAGTGCGTCAGTGGATCAACGAGGATCCGGAACTACGCCGAGCGCACGCGACGCTCGGCGAGGCGATCTTCGCGCACGATTGGCGACCGCCCGAATGGTCGTACATCGAGCCGGTGAAAGACGCGTCGGCCGATCTGATTCAGACGCGCAACGCGCTCAACAGCCATCGCCGGGTTCATGCCCGCCGCGGGCGCGATTGGGACGAATTGGCGCCGGAGATCGTGGCAGACAACGCGCTCATTATTCGCCGGGCGAAGCAAGTGGCGCGGGAAATCAACGCGGAATTTGCCGACGACGGGCACCCGGTGTCGTGGCGCGAACTGTGCAGCCTGCCCGTGGCCGAGGGCTTGCGTCTTTCGCTCGATTCGCCCAGCGGCGGCGATGCATCGCAGACGGAGGAATCGCCGGATGACGATTGATCTGACGCTCGATTCCCTCGCCCTCGACGGCCGCGTGCCGAACATCCAAGACTATTTTGGGCTATGGGCGATCCACGAGGCCACGATCCTGCGGGCGGTTGCGTACGTTCGCGATTTCGATCTCGCACTCCACATCCGACAGAGTAATGGAAACGTTCGCGCGCGCACGCCGGGCGATGCTGTCGTTGTCGACGGCGACATCGCGATTGTGGAGCTGCGCGGCACGCTGATGAAGGGCGAGACGTCGCTCGGCGAATCGACTAGCACGGTCCTCGCGCGCCGTGCGGTCCGGAAAGCGGCGAGCGATCCGCACATCGCGGGCATCCTGTTGTTGATCGATTCGCCCGGCGGAACGTTCTCAGGAACCAAGGCGCTTGCCGACGACGTGGCTGCCGCAGCTTCCGTGAAGCCGACATATGCAGCCGTCGAGGATTTGTGTGCTTCCGCGGCTTATTTCATCGCGGCGGCTTCAACTCGGATTGCATCGAACGACAGCGCGCTCGTCGGATCGATCGGCACGTACTGCGAAGTGCATGACACGTCCGAAATGGCGGGCAGGGAGGGGCGGGTCGTGCGCGTCATTCGCGCGGGTGACTACAAGGGAATGGGAACGCCCGGAACCAAGCTGACCGACGAACAAATCGCCGAGGTGCAACGGATCGTCGACGAGTGCAACTCGTTCTTTTTGAAGGCCGTATCCACGGGCCGGAATCTATCGATGGCCGACGTGCGCAGACTGGCCGACGGGCGCTTGCAAACGGCGAGCGATGCGAAACGGCTCGGGCTCATCGACGCGATCGAATCGGCCGACGACACACTCGCGCGCCTCCGCAAAGCGACCCAATCCGCCGGCTCGCGTCCCGCAAATCGTTCATTCACTGACCACGTTCCGGAGAGCAAGAAAATGACTGACACGACTCCCGCAACTCTCGACGATTTGGAAACCTGCCTCGTCGGCGCCGACGCCGAATTCATCATGGGCCAGTTGCGCGGCAAAGCGACGCTCGATCAGGCGCGTAGCGCGTGGACCGAAGAGCAAAACACCCGACTCGCCGCGGCCACCCAGCGCGCCGACGAATCGGACCGCCGCGCCGCATCGGCGAACGATCCGAAGGGGGCAAAACACCTCGCCGAGCGCAAAGCGTCGGACGCCGGCGAAACGGACGAATCGTGCGACGATCCGATCGAGGCATTCGGCGCGGCGGTGCGCGAGCTGGTGACCACGCGGAAGATGACCCGTCTCGAAGCATCGTGCGCCGTCGCGAAGAGAAACCCGCAACTGCATCGCGCGTACCTTCTCGCGACGAACCCGATCAAGTTCAAGCAGGATTTGCTCAGAAACCGCTTCGAAATGCAAGACGCCGCGCAGTAACACGCCGGAACCACGGCAACACCTGCCGGCAGGCAGAAAACGTTCCACCAAAATCACGATCAGGAGTTTCCATCATGCAAGCGAACGCCGTTCCCACACTTCCCGTCGCGGCGGCGTATGCGCCGTATCTTCGAGTCCATGTTTCCGGCGGCGAACTCACGAAGTCGGGCGATTCGGATAACGATATCGGAACGCTCAATGCGCGAACGACGGCCGCGGGGGAAATTGGATCGTTCACGCCGCGCACGGCGCCGGGCCTTCACAAGATGGTGGCCGCCGGCGCGTTCGACCAGTTCGCGCGGGTCTACGCCGCGGCCGACGGAAAGGTCGACGACGTGAGCAACGCGAACGAAATCGGCATCGCGTGGCAAGCCGCTTCGGGCGACGGGTCGATCGTCAACGTCCTGCGCAACATCATCGGATCGGACCTCGGCAACCTCGGAAGCGTCACGGGGCCGCTCGTCCTCGACGAAGATTTCCTCGGCGATTGGCCGGCCGCCGGAACCGCGCTCGGCGGCGAAGGAAAATACGCCTGGTCCAAGACAGAAACCAACGGCCTTGGCGTGATTCCCGCGGACGATCCGGACGGCGTCCTCGTATTTTCCGCGGACGCCGTGGCCGAAGCGGCCACGAACGCCCTATATCTGGCCAATGCGCCGTTCGACATCGATCGAGGGCCGGTGTTTGAATGCCTTCTGGCCGTCTTCGACATCGGCGACCACGCCGCGCTTGATATCAATTTCGGCCTGGCCGACGACACGCACGCGACCGACGCCGACTTGATCGACGTGTCGATCTTTGTCCACCTCGACGGCAACGATTTATCGCTCAAGTGCGAGTGCGACGACGGAACGAACGAGACGGCCGCGACGGATACGACGGTCGATCTCGTCGACGACACGTGGTATGCGTTCAAGATCGACGTGACGGACAAGAGCGACGTCAAGTTTTTCTACCGCGCGGTCACGAGCGAAACGTGGATCCGACTCTTGCCAGGCACGACGTTCGACGTCTCCGATTACACCGGAACACTCACGCCGATCGTCCACGTCGAGAAAACGTCCAACGACACGACGTACGACATTCGCGCGGATCGTGTTCGCGTTCAGTGTGGTCGTAATTCTGTAGCGTAGCGGTTTGGCCCGCACCGACTTTAGCCGCTCACCTTTAATTTCCCAGGAGGTTTTCACATGGCCACACCGTCCAACGCGATCAATCGCTTCGATCTCTCTCTGTCGTATGGAGAGTTTGACACGCGCGCGAATCGCCGCAAATACATTGGCGCGAAAGTGCTGCCGCCCGCCGTCGTCGGCCATCAGTCGGCGAACTTTCTACGACTCGCCATCGCGTCCGTTCTGAACAAAGTCGAAGACACCGTCCGGGCGCCGAAGGGTGAATACACCCGTGGTGATTTCGAATGGGACCAGGATTCGTACGTCACGCTGGATCACGGCGTGGAAGAGGAAATCGACGATCGCCAACTCGCGATGTACCGCGGTGAAATCAACGCCGATCGGATTCACACGCAGCGTGCGATCGATCGCGTGCTCACGGCGTATGAGAACGAGGTCGCGACCGCGGTGTTCAACACCAGCACGTGGACCGGTTCAGCGCTCACCACGTCCGTCGGGACGCCGTGGACGACGGAGTCTTCGGCGGATCCGATCGGAGACATCGACGCCGCCGGCGAGAAAGTGCGCGCGGGAATCGGGATGATGCCGAACACGCTCATCGCCACAGACTTTGCAATCAAGCGGATCAAGCGATGCGATCAGATCGTGGATCGGCTGAAATACTCCGGGCACGACGATCCGAAAAACGTGTCGCTCGCCGCGCTGGCGGACTTGCTCGAGGTCGAAACGATTCTCGTGGCCCGCAGTCACAAAAACACCAACGACGACGGGCAAACGGCGTCCCTGTCGCGCATGTGGGATCAGACAATGGCGATGGTCTGTTACATCGGCATGGAAGAGTCGCTCGAGGCGATGGAACCGACGATCGGGCGAACCATTCAGTGGGACGAAGAAAACGCTTCGCTCCCCGGCGAAGAGGAAGGGACACCTGCGGTCATCATGGAAGAGTACCGCACCGAAGCAACGCGCGGCTATCGTCTCCGCGCGCGACTCGATTACGGCATCAAGATTTTGCACCCGGAGTGCGGTCACTTGCTAACGTCGGTTACGGCGTAGCGATCGTCTGGTTCGCGAACCACTAACCTCAACCTCTGGCAAAGCGATGAGCTACATCGGTACGAGATCACTATTGGTTGGGCCTTCCGGCGATGTGTTGGATGTCCAACCGGTCGCCAGTGAGGCGGTCGATGCGAGCGAAACGGACGTTCATTTCGTTTCGCCGGTGTTCCTCTACGTTGGAGTTGCCGGAGACGTTGTCGTTGACCACGGACCAGAGTTCGCCTCGCAAACGTGGACGTGCGTCGCCGGGATGACGATCCCCGTGCCCGTGGTCAAGGTGCATACCGACAATACGACCGCATCGGGATTGCGCGCGATGCACTCCGCGCAGGCGACGCAGATCAAATGAGTCGTTTTTCCCAGATTTACGGATCGACCGGGATTCGGGCGCTGTTGCACCTGCATGGAGAGTTGGTCACGTTTCATCCGGCGCGCGGGGGCACGCCGCGCACCGTGACCGTCATCATTCGGGACGAGAGCGATCAGCGCGAATCGCTCGGCGAAACGGTCGACCAGGTGCAACGGATCGAAGTCGTCGCGCTCCGCGATGAATCGGATGCGTCGTACGGAGGAATCGCTCGGCTGAACCAAGGCGATCGGATCGACCGCGCCGCGGCGGATCCGCAGGATAAAACTTGGACCTGGGGCTTGGAAACACCGAGCCGAACCGAAACGACGTTGACCGCGCGCTTCGTTCGAGGATTTACGGCGCAGGTCGGAACGTCCCAAACCCGATGAATGACATGCTCGCCACCCTCTGGGGTATTTCCATCAAGCTCTGGCCTGCCGTCCCAGCGCTCATCGCGATGGACGGTTTAACGAAAACGTTCCCTTATGGCACGTTCACCGCGAGCGCTGCGCTGGTTTGGTATTTGTGGTACACGACGTGCAAGTCGAACCCGGCGATCGAGAAGCGGCATACCGAACAATTTCAAGCGCAGCGGCAGGCGCACGACAAACAATTCCATAGTCAGCTAGAGTTCTACGAGCGAATGTTGCTAGAGGAAAAATCGACGCGGAAAGAAGAAGTGGACAAATTCGACGCGACGCTGAACCGGTTTTGCGATGTGCTCGAAACGACGAAACGGCAGTCGTGATGTCCGGCCCGGTCGTGATTGATTTTCGAATTCTTGAGTGAAGGCAATGCAAGCGTGACGCGCATATGGATTGGACCGTGGGAGTGGCGAGCATCGCCCGAGGGCGACGGCTCGTGGTCTGCGCCGGACGGGTGCGTCGGCGCGCTGGATTTGCGCTCCATTCCCCAATGCGCGCAGCGGTCCATTCCTGCCGGCAGTGCGCTATTCGTCTTGCCGGACGGCGCCTTGCTCGATGCGGACTATGACAATCTTGGCACCCAGTGGGATGCGTCGATCGCATCCGGCCTGCGAAACCGCGTCGCCTCGCGCCTCGGGTTTCCACGCGCGAGCGCCGCGGCGACGCTCGATCAACTGATTTGGGAGGCACTCACACACCAATCCGACCCGACCGGCGACGCACGATGCCTGCCGTTGATCCCGACGACTCGACGAAGGTTTGAGGTGTCGCTTGGATCGATCGTTGTGGCCAGCAAGCCGTTTCGCGCATCAGACGCCGACTCGACCCCGGTGCAGAATTTTTTGCGTCGTGTCTACGAGGAGGCGCGCAACGACGCGATCGGTGGGGCACTACCGCCGGATCATCACAGAAAGATTCTCGGATATTATGTCGCAAAGTACGGCCTGAATTATCGATGGTTTCAGGGGGCAACGGTCCCCGATGAAACGCCGTTGCCCCCTGCAACGACGATTACGGAGTCATGGCCGACGGATGGGACAACATTATCGTCAGGGCAAGATCACGCATGGACGGAAGTGACGAATGACATGGGGGTCGCGAGCGGCCTCCTCCGCAACGAGTCGGCAGGTGTCACACTTGCAAGCATCCGATGTGACTCGGTGCTGTCCGGCGCCGACGCTTACGCGCAACACCTTACCTCCGGCGGTAGCTCTAATACGGCGAGGCACGTCAGTCCCGCGATACGATTTTCGGGTGCGGCGGAAACGGCGTACGTGGCACGCCATTTCGGCGGCGTCGATCCGACGGTCTACCGGATCAGCAAGGTTGTGTCCGGCACATTTACCGATCTAGGGACGGGCACAACGAGAGACAGAAACAGCACCAACAAAATCCAGGCGGACGGGAGCACGATTTCCAGCCATCACGATGGATTGGAGGCGGAGTCGATCACGGACACGGCGATCGGATCAGGTGTGCAGGCTGGGGTGTATCACACAGGAACGAACCTCGCTTGGTTTGCGGACACGTTTGAAGCGGCGGACCTAGTGCCGGCGGGTGGGGCGGTTCGCCTGATCGGCGGAACACGAATTCACGCGCCACTCATCGGCGGCACACTCGTTTCGTAACACAAGGAAAAACAATGAAGCTGCACGAAATCAAAAACCTATCGGCGGAGGCGCTGAAAGAGAACGCCGGCGAGCACGTGGAAGCGTGCAAGAAATGTCCAGCGGATGAACTCGCGGCGTCGTTCATTGCAGCGCTCACCGACGCGAAGTTGCGAGACGAAAAGCTCGCCGAACAAGGCCGGACGATTACGACGTTGAGCGATTCGCTAGAGCAAAGCAAGGCCGTTCACCGCAAAGATTGCGAAGAGGCCAAGGCCAGCACGCTCGCGCTCCGCAATGAGTCCTTGAAGCACGCGGACACGATCAAGAGGCTACAGGACACGATCGAAAGCCTTGCGTCGCAACTGGGCGTGACGAAGGAAGCGCTGAACATCGCAGAGGCCCGAGCAACCCGACACAAGGCCCTCGCGATGCGCAACCACCAAGCCGTGACCGCCGCAAGCAAAATCCTCAGCGATGCGAATACCGCAGCGCAACTCGACATCGCAGACGAAGGGTAGCGATCGATGCTTTGTCCTTTTGGCGATTTACCGCTCGGCGAAGTCGTGCCGTTCCCGTTCCCCGCGTATGATTCGGCGGGTGCGTCGGTCACAATTACCGGGCTGGCGGTCACGGACGTTGAAATCTACTCCGGCGTCTCGATGACGCAGCGTGCCAGCGACAACGGTATTTCCCTCATCGATACGGACGGCATCGACCTAGACGGCCGAGTCGGTATACACGGCTTCTCCGTCGATTTTTCCGACAACAGCGACGCCGGATTCTACGCGGCGGGTACGTTCTATTGGCTCGTCGTTGACGCCGTGACCGTCGATAGTCAGACGGTGCGTTTCATTTACACTTTCTCTCTCGGCTTCAACCTGCGACCATCCACCGCCGGCCGAACACTCGGCGTCGAGGCAGACGGCGATCTAACGAAAGTCAACACACTCGACGGCCACACGGCGCAGACGGCGGACCATACGGCATCGCTTTCATCGCTCACAACGCAAATTGGAACCGCCGGCGACGGACTGACTGCAATCCCGTGGAACGCCGCTTGGAACGCGGAAGTTCAGAGTGAAGCGACCGACGCGCTCAACGCCTACGACCCGCCGACGCGAACCGAAGCAACGGCTGACAAAGACGAAGTGCTTGCTATTTTGGGAACTCCGGTCGGCGCGGATATGTCGGCCGATATTGCACAGGTCAAGATCGATACAGCGGCCACCGTCACCGATACGAATGAATTGCAAACGGATTGGGCGAACGGCGGCCGACTCGATCTAATCCTTGATGCGCGTGCATCGCAGACGAGCGTTGATGATGTAGATGCCGTCGTTGACCTGATCCTCGCGGACACGGGTACAGGCGGCGTTGTTCTTTCATCCGCAACGGCAAACCAAATTGCCGATGCGCTACTGAATCGCGACGTAACCAACGTAGAAGACACGGCCGCCAAACACTCGGTCGGCGCAATGGTCATCATCGGGACCAACTCGTCGATCAGCGGCACCACGCTGACGGCATCGAAGCCTTCCGACGATAGCACGTTTCAAACGTACACGATCACGGTGGACGCCGGGGCCGACCCGATCACGGGCATTTCGTAATGGCATTTCGCGGCCTGTTATCTCTGATCTATCGCGCATTTTCGGCATCGCCGGCCGCGGCACCCGTCGAGGTCGATCTCACACCCTATGTTGCGCCGCTTGATCCGGCGGACTACACGTTTCGGCACGCGATGTACTACATGCCGCCCGCTGAATTTCTCGATCGACTCGAAACGCTCGGCTTGATTTCCGATGCGGATGTCGCAACGACGGCGATCGGCAAACAGCAACTACAGCTTGCCGTCGACGATCTGACACCCTACGGCGTCTTACAACTGCTCGCGGGTGCGCGGGACGGGAACGAACTGGGCGACGATGCGGACGGCCTGGTCGATAGCGTGATTGATACGCTCGCCGCCGACTTCGCCGCGAATCGGGAGTCTTGGTTGACCGACGCAACGCTCGTTTGGATTGGCCTGGCCGATGTTGTCGGAGGCGGATCGACCGAGGCGAAAACACACTACGTTCCGCACTTCCCCATCACATCCGCCGCGCCGGCAGCGGCCCGTCCGCCCGACGGCCGGCTGTGTCTTTCGCAGACAGTCAAGCTCGTCAACTCAAACGGACTTCTAAGACTCTCGTTTTCTCCGTCCGAAATCGTCGACTACTGGACCGCACAAAACTCGCTCGGACACATGCACGTCATCGTGCCGAATTACGTGTACCCGGCGATGTTCTACCAAAAACTCACGCGACTCGCCCACTCGCCGGGCGATACGTTTCGTCTCCGGCTGCCGGACGGAGTGGGCGGATTTTCGAGCTGGACCAACGCGATCGATGCAACACTCCCGACGGCTGCCGCGCTCGACGACGGCGATCAACTCCGCGTGATTGTGCGCGAGGAGGTTCTTGCAATTTTGCCCGACGGCTACGACGACGTCGGAGTGTGGGCATCGACGGTTGATGTGCTGGAAATCGCGTTTACGGGGCCGAATCGGCTGGCCAATGTTGCGATCGACGGCGAAGGTCAGACATCGGCCGGGTATCACTCCGAAACATCGTACGAGGAGGCACTTGTCGTCGAGGCGGTGAGCGGATCGCCGTCGTTCACCGTCACGCGGCACAATGAGTTGATTACGGCGCACGACCGCGTTTGGGACACCGTGTTGGCCGACGGGACATTCCCGCTCGTCGGACCGGCCGGCAAGCAGTTTACGACGGGCACGGGATCGAACACGGTGCGCACAGCGTACCTCGCGGCTCAAATCGGCTCCTGGTGTGATGCGCTCGACGCGCTGGGGCAGCACGTTGATTGGGTGCTGGCTGACCTGGAGCGGACCGGAACAACGGCCTTCGCGCTGAGCCATCGCTGGGGAGGCGTGACGGCCGCGATGGTCACGGACGCCGGCGAGCGCAACGCGATCCACGAGGCAATCTGTCTCGCGTTCGCCGCGAGCGACGAGTTCGCGGACAACTGGTCCTCCCGGCTGCGCGCCGACGTGGTCACGAATTTCGGCGATGCCTATTCCTGGCTTTCGCTCATGGACGAAGCGTCGATCGTATCGGGCGCGGCAACCGATTTGCTCGACGAGTTTGTCGATGCGGTCGTAACGCAAGTGTTCCAATCGCGCTGGCCGGATTGCACGGTGAGCAATTTCGCGTCGCATTTACACACGCTCCGACAAAAGATTCATTACGTCGGCGGGATCAGCGGAGGCCATGCCCCGCGAAGCGTCGGCAACATCGTCGGAGGCACACAATCTCCCGTGCTGTATCGGCCATTCGGTTCGCAAACGCAGACGTTGGTCCAGGCACACGACCTTGGGGTATTCACATCAGACTACGGAGGTCAGGCGGAAACCGACGCGCGCCGGATCGTCCCGCTCGCCGAGCACAACGCAACCACGTCGCCGGCGAGTCACGTTCGACTCGCGAGTGCGGTTCGAACGGACGGAGTCACAACGGTCACGTGTCCCTCGGCCGCGCTCCAGGCGTCGGATCGAAGGCGCGGAAACCTGCAATGCTTCGACGGCATCGCCGTCGGAGATCGAGTGTTGCTCGGCAAGTACGGTGTCCCGAGCACGGCATACGACGATCTATTCGAGGGCGACCAGGCTACGGGACAAGCCGGATGGGAAGTGAGCGCGATCGGCTCGCCCGACGGCGCGGGCAATGTGGTGTCGATTTCGTGGCTGGATGATCGCGAAGATGTTGCATTGGTTCAAGAAGATCAGCTTGGGACGAGCGCCGTGTTTCTATCGACGGCGATCGGCTGGTCGGCGTTCCGGTCGATCTGGTCGACGCACAGAACCGCGTGGCTGTCTGGCACGTATCCGGTTCACCCGTACGTCGGACTCGATTTTGAGTATCCCTACAACGGGTTTGTTGGGACCGACTACGCGAAACTGTTGCGATGGTTTAGCTTGGCCAGCGGCGGGACGATCCAGCAATATCGAGCGGCCAGCGGCGGACCTGTCATCCACAACGCCGGGATGGGCGAGGGCGTCGAGTGGACCGACAGCGTAACCGACGATGAGCAAACCGCGTCAAGCGACGCCGCGGTTGAGTTTGAATCGCGCGTTCCGTACGCGGTCACCGTGGTTCCGGTTGCGTCGCCGACGAACGCGGACATCGTGGCCGGCCCGATTGACCCGATCGACCTGCAAACGTGCGAGTGCTTGTATGTCGTATGTAACGCCAAGAATGGCCGGCATTGGATATTCGCGTGGGAGCCCGGCGCGACGGTCGAAGTCGTCGACGACGTCTCAACCATCACGCTGGCATCGGGCGCGACCGTGACCGTCCCCGCGGCATTGGTCGAGTCGACCGACTACGGCGCCTGGTTTCATTCGGCACTGCCGCCCGGCCAAGGAAGCGACATCATGGACAACGAATTGATCCGCCGGTTGTTTGTCGAAGCGCCGGCCGGTCCGATCGCCCGACCGGCCGACGTGCTGCGTAACATGGTCGCAGGAAGTGGGCGATTCAGAGCGCAACTCGGGCGCCGCGCAACGACGCAAGACGTCCTGGCGCGCATTCACCGGCCGAACAAAACGTTGTGGGATCATGACGGGTTCCCGTCGGCTGCGCGGCCGTTCGCCGTGATTCAGATTCCAGAGAGCGGCGTGCGGTCCGGACAAGCGGACGCCCCGTTCGGCCGGGCTTCGGACGGGCGCAACATCATCCATCACGAATGGACGCTGGAACTGATGTTGTGTGACGACGATCGAGCGCCGGGCGACTTGCAACGGAGTACGGAGATATTTGAGACGTTCGCGGGCCAGGTGTTAGAGGACATTCTGTCGATGGCAGGGAAGCCGGGCCGGCTGAACATCGACAGTTACGAAATGCAGATTCCCCCGCAATATCCGCCACCCGAGCGACAGTCCGCCGGCTGGCAATTTTGGCTCTGTAAATTCACATTCGAAATTGGCGTGATGTAATGTTTCCCGTTCGCATCCGACTATCGACCGAAGGCATGCTCTCGAAGCGGGCATGGCGGCGCATCGCCAAAGCGGCGCATACGAAAATGGGCGACTACTGGCAACAGCGCGTCCTGCCGCGGCATTTCACAAAGAGCGCCCGCCGGCGATACGGTCATAAGCCCCGAAGCAAAAAGTGGCGCGAGCGGAAAATGCGCGAAGCCAAGAAAGGCAACCGCGGCGTCGAAGGCGGCGGCGAAATCGATAACGTTTACACTGGCAACATGCGCGACCTGCTCATGTCGGGCCGTCTCATCCGCGCGTACGCGACCCGTTTTTCCGTCGAGATGTTCGGGCCGCGCTACATCTCGATGCGACCATTTCAAAGCAACCAGCCAGACAAGGCCGCGGAGATTACCAAGACATTGCCGGACGAAGCGGCGGCGATGGCAAAAATCGGCGACGCGACGGCGCAGGTCGAAATCGATCGAAACAAGGGCCGCACGCGCGGCTAAACATAGGAGCTTGCATCATGTCCATTTCAAATCTCTACACACTGGTCGGCATCGCGTCGGATATTGGGGCGCTCAACCAAATCTCTTCGGCGCGGATGACGCCGGCGAGTCAAATGGTCGTGCATCGTGGGGCCGGCGTCGTGAACCCGCATTTTGTGGCGCTTCAAAGTCAGGATCCGGTCGTGTCGTTCGAATGCTCGCAAATCGCCAAGTTGCTTGCATTAGGGACGGTCATCGATTTATCGGGGGACGTGACCCACTTGCAATACCAAGCAGGCGCATTGCTCGGCGTCCGGACGTCGTATGCGTCGTCGGCACACTATAACGAGCGGATTCAACAGTGCATGTTGATCGTCGATCGGATCACATGCACGCATCGCGGGTTGGCGATGGCCGACTGCCGACTCATTATCATTTACGACGGGATCAACGAACCGGTTGTGCCCGTGGCCAGCGTAGCGCTCAGTGGATCGTTCGCCACGGAGGAACTGTTTACCCTTGGTTTCGGCAAGGTCAACGGCACGACACTCGCGGGCGTCTCGCGCTTCGTTGTTGAATTCGGACACGAGGTCAACGTGGTTTCGTCGGACGGCGAGCCGTGGCCGACGTTCGCCGGATTGCGGCAGAGCACGCCGTCGATCTCGATCGAGATGATGACTCCGTATTTTGTGCCGACCGTCGGACTCGACGGCCTCGCGCTCGACGGAGCCAACGGCGTCGATCTCTGGATGCGCAAGAAGGCCAGCGACGGCGTGAACGAAACGAGCGGCGGCGTGCGCATCCAAACGAAGAATGGGATCATCCGGCCGTCGGAAACCGCCGGCGGCGGCGACAACAGCGCGGCCGGCGCGACGTTCACCGTTACGCCGCGCGCGATCGATGAAACGAACGACGTCTTTGTTTTCGACACGTCTTACCCAGCCTAACTCACGGAGATCCGATGGCGGCCCCGCTCTATTTTTTGAAAAACATCCGACGCGAACAACTTGCGCCGCGAGGCGACGTCGTGTTGTCGATCCTGAACGATCGCGGACTCGGCGACGTCTTCGGCGATTGCGTGCGCTCGCCGGAACACGTCATGCTCTCGAATGTCGACCGCGGCCCGGGCGATGCGTCGGGAGTCGTCGTTGCCGCGAGTGCGACGGAGCCGCGACGTTTTGGTTATTATCACGACGTGCAAACGTGGACGCAGTGGCAAGACGGATTATGGATCGGCGTCGACCGAACCGATCGACCGACGCCAGACGATCTTGCGCGGCCCGAACGGATCGCCGGGTATCCGGTTCCGCTCGGCGACGGCCACACCTGGACCGTGCCGATTCTGCGCCGGCAGGATGACTCGACGTGCCTGCCATCGGACATGGTGCCGACCGCGGACGGGCGAGTGCTCACGCCGGTGAAGTCACGCTACCGCGACCTGTGGGAAGCGTCGGCGGATGACGTGGCGTTTTGCTTTGCCGACGAAGGCCCGTCGTCAGAAAAGCAGTTTGCGAAAGAGAACATGCCAGAAATGCTCGCCCGGTGTGTTCGCATCCTTGGGGTGAATTACCGATTCGGCCTCATCGAACAATCGATTCTGGGTGTGGTCGACACGTCGAACTGGTACACGATTCTGGCATGTTCGGTCGACGTGCCGCTCTATCAATCGGTGGAGGCGGCTCAAAAAAAAAGCGGCGATCCCTGAACCGCGGAGCCGCCGAGTATTACGCCTGGGTGAACGGCCGGCTTCCCGGACATCGGCCGAGCCGCGGCGAGTTGGTTCTCGCGTTGGAATCGATCGGAATCGATCGGCAACAAACAAACGTTTACTTTTAGGTGCAGGCCGTGGCAAAGATCGTCGCGCAGTGGACCACCGACGACAAAGCGATGCAGCAAGCGCTCGCGCGCCAGCAGCGCGAGATCGCCAAGCTGCGCGAAGAGATGCGCAAGACGAGCGACGAAAGTACCAAAGGTTCGGAGAAATCGAATAAAGGGTTCGAGAAGGGAATCACGAATCTCGCCGGGATGGTCGCCGGATATGTGAGTTTGCGGACCGTGATTCAAGCCGTCACGCAGGAACAAGAGCGGCAACTCCGGCTCGGCAAAGAACTCGAGCAGTTGGCCCGCCCCGGCGCGGTTGCGTCGGCCGCGCTGAATATGAACATCGTCGGACTAACCAGCGCCGAAAAAACAATGGTGCATCGTGCCGTGGGCGACTTTGTGGGCATGGGTGTGTCCCCCGCAGACGCGCGGAATGCGATCGGCGGGGCCATTTCTTCGAAGGGCAATCTCACTCCCGCGGAGGCGCTCGAATTCCCGCGTGCTGCATTCAAAGCGTTGCCACTGGCTGCGCAAGGTCCGACGGCCATGCAAATGACGCAGGGGGCACAGGGCCTTGCATTGGCGACGGGGCAGACAGACCCGGAAGCAAATTTTGGCTTTCTCTTTTCCGTGGCCCAGCAAGCGTCTATCACGGACCAGAAGTATATCGCGCAAAATGTGACGAGGGCGGTTTTAGGCCCCGTCGGCCCTGGAGTCGAGAAGGGCGGCGCAGCACCGGAAACCGCCGGGGCCGTTTTTGCAACCCTGAGCACGGCGATGAACGATACGACCGGCGACCAGTCACGGACGGCGACGATCGCATTTTTCAAAAAGATGAAAGCGTTTTCGAAAGCGAAAGAGATCCAAGGCACGCCTCGGGAAGTCATCGCGCAACTTCAAGCGGATCCTGCCTTGGCGGCGGAGTTTATTGGCGACGGCCAGGGATTCGAGGCGGTCGCCCAGGGTGCAATTACGGCGATTCTCGACCCAAATTCTCCCGTTTGGCAGACGTACCAGGAAAACATCGCGACTTTTCCAAACGTAGAGGGGCAGCGAAGGACGTATCGGGAAATCGTCCGCTCGCAAGCCGAAACGGCATCGATTCAAGACGAAATCTTTTATCAACAGTTGGCGGCCGGGCAAGCCTTCTCCGCCGAGAAACACTCGCAACGCGCAGCCCTCCAGGCGCATTTGAAAGAACTTCTCATCCGCGTCCGTGCGGAAGATCCGACGACTTCTTTGGGGTTCGGGTTGATCAACGATTTACGCGCGGGCCTAACAGTCGACCCCGAAGACGTCATCCAGCAAGCGATGGAAACTAAAAATCTCGCAATTCGAGGCGAAGGCCCCGAAACGGCAGAAAGCGATGCACGGCTTGACGCCGTCATCGACGCAGCAAACATAATCGGAAGAAAATTGGATCGCCTGAACCAATCGATCCCGATCCCGTCGCCGAGTGAATGATGGCCGCACCTCAGAACAAAATTGGGCCGCACGCGTTTATCCGAATCGCCGGGCCGTTGGAAGGTGCGGTCCGACAGGTGGAGATTCTGCGACGATCGGGTGTCGACGGCGTCGCACTGTGGGACACCGGCGAACGGGGCCGACCGGTTCGGGTTGTCGCCGAAGTCGACGTGCAAGATCGGATCACCGCGGAACTCAAAATGCAAGAATTTCGCGAAATGATCGGGACCGATCCGGTCGAAGTGATTTGGAACGACATTCCGTTTACGGCCGTCGCTCAAGTCAAGTTCTCCGTTCTGGACGTACGCAAGGTCCGCAGTTTCCGAATCCTGACCAGTTCCGGCGGCCTGGTCGCCGGGGCGCAAGCGTTTCTAATTTCGCAATGGGTTCTTATCCCTATCCCAGTTGAGGTGTCATGATGAGTGTGACCAGTGCGCAGGTCGCGGCGCTATTCAACGCGACCGAACAAATCGACGGCGTGCCCAGTTCGAGTTCGCCGGACGTCAACCACAACGTGTTTTCCAAGTCTCAAAATCTCGGGCCGGCCACGAATCCGCCGGTTTCTGAAGTCTACGCCGCGGCGCTGGCACTTGCCGCGGGCGCCGCAACGATCGATCTGACGGCGCTTGACGTGCTGAATGAATCGGCGGTCGATATGACCGGCAAAAAGGTCAACGTGACGCTCTTGGCCAACCCCGACGGCAACGCCGCAATCACGATCGTGGCCGGCGCGTCGAACGGGTACAACATCCTCGGCGTCGCGGACGGAAAGCTCACGCTGAACGGCGGCGATTACGTCCTGATCGTGCGCAAGGACACGCTGGACGAAATCGGGTCGACGGACGCGGAGATCGACATCAGCGGAACCGGCACCGAAACGCTCAACGTGCAACTCGGCATCGGATAGACGTTGGAACCGATCACGCTCAACACGTCCGCGATTCAAGCGCACGGAGCGCACAAGGTCGAAGTGCGCGCTTCCTGGAACGACGCATGGGACGAAGTGCCGTTTCTGTACTACGAAACGATGTCGTTCAAGTGCGCGCCGGAAATCTCGACCGCCGTTCTCTCACACGAATTCGGACGGTTGCATCGACCCGGCGACGCGGCGTTCACCGAAACGGCGCCGCTCGATTTATTGAACTACTTCGTGCGCATCACGCAGGAAACTGTCGACGGGACCGGCGCGGACCGGTCGATTGTTTGGCACGGTGTCGTCGTGCGCGAGTCGCCGCGGAATGTTCTCGGATCGCTCACGCCCGCGGGGGCAGCGGCTTCGATTCCGCACGGCAGTCAGACATTCGAGTGTTTCGGGCTCGAATGGTTTCTGACCCGGCAGCGCGTCACGACGTCGCTTGTGGCGGACGGCGACGCGCCGCAAAAGTTTCGGACGATCGGCCGGGCGCTCCCGTTCAACAGCGCCGACGAGCGCGGTTCGCACGCGCGGTTCGCGCCGAATCGATACCGACTCGGATCGGATCCGCTTGTCGCGGATGTCGAGGGTGAATTCTTTGTATTTCCACGATCGACGCGCCCGGAGTACGTCCAGCCGTGGCGCATTTCCGAAGTGCTGCGCTATCTGTTTGCGCACGTTCCGTTGTTCGGAAACCCGGCGATTGGGACCGCCGAGTATGCGAAACTCGCGTTGTCGCCGACCATGACGGCGCTCGACGTGCGACCGGCGCCGATCCTTGCGCCGCATGGTCTCACGCTGTTTGAGATCGTGAGTCGGCTGGTGAATCCGCGACGGCTCGCTACGTGGTTTCTTTCGGTGTCTGGTCAGCAGATCGTGATTGACGTCACGACATTCGCCGAAGCCGCGGTGCCGTTGGCCGAGGGCGGGCAATGGCCGGCAAACGACAATCTGCGCACGTGGGATATGGACGGCAACCCGGCGATCTTGCAATCGGTGGTTGGCAATGATTTTTCTCAGAAGTATTTTCGCGTGCAAGTCATCGGCGCGCGGCAAGGCGCGGTCTTTTCGATGCATCGCCAACTCGAAAATTTTGACGGCGATTGGACCGACGCCGAGCAAACCGCGTACAACGCAGGAAAGACAACGGCCGAGACGATCGCCGAAAAACAGGAAGACACGGACAATTTTCGCAAAAGCGAATTGCTCCGCCGGGTCTATCGGAATTTCCGAATCCCGATGGAGTGGGACGGCAAAGTTGCGCAGTACCGACCGCCGCCGGAAGCGGATCCGCATGGCGCGCCGAATCCGACGGTCCCGCGCATCGGAACCGACGGCGCGGTCGATTTGAATCAACAGCAAGGATTCTGGTTGCCCGGCTTGCGGCTCGAAAAACAACTGCCGCTGTTGTCGGACCACGATTATTCGGGCAGTGCGCTCGACACGCCCGGCGGCCCGCTCTTCAACGGCCCGGACGATTCCGCGCCGACGTTCCTCAAACCGTTCGTTCTGTTTCGCTATGACGACGGCGACGAATCGCCGACCGGTTTGAATCGCTGGCAGCACATCGAAGATGCGGCCGCGAGTGTGATGATCGAAAAGAAGGGGGCGGGCAGCGGACGCGAATGGTCCGCCTCGAGTCAGATGCGCGACGACGTCGCGGGATTCGAACTGAAATTTCACGGCGCGTTTCCGCATCTTTTTGCGACGGAAGAGTTTACCGAAATCGACACGTGGGATAAGTCGACGCGGCCGGAGTACGACTGGTATAAAGACCTGATCGCCACGGTCTATGCGCTGTCGGATTTCCACGTCGTCATTGAAGAGACGGCCACGAACCTCGACCTGCTCGTCGCGAATTTGCCCGGCGACGTCCGATCGACGGCGCCGCTCATCATCCAGATGCCCGACGCACGGGTCGATTACGTTGCGCCGGGGACGATCGTCGGTTTGGAAAACAACGAGCTGGTTTTGTCGGACGGCGGGTTTGTGCGCGACGATCGGCAGCGGATGAAGACGACGGCGAAAATTGCGGTCGATTGGTTCAAGCGGCAGCGGCAATCTCTCGCGGCCGCGGTGAAGGGGTTTCACGCCGAGTTTTTCCGCGGTCACCTCATCGCAGAACTAAACCGCGGGACGATCACAATCAACGCGCTCATTACGTCGGTCCGATACGATCGCGAAAACGCGGTCACGAGTATCGATTGCCAATTCGCCAACCTCGATTCGAAGATGATCTGACGCGATGAACCCGAACGGTTATGTTCTGTCGCGCATCCATACCTTGGAGGATCAGGTGCGCCGGCTCGAGGCGCAGCTTGCCCGGCTGCCGGAGCGTCTCGCGGCGCCCGGCGTCGCCGATCCGATCCGCGTCGCGCAGCCCGCGGAAATCGACGAAGAGTCGTTCCCGTCCGAGTTTGAAGCAAATGTCTACGGGATGGAATTTTTGGATGTCGATTACGAAGAGGTGGCCGGCGAAGAGGAGCCGGACCTGGAACCTCGCGGGTCCAAAGCGCACGTCTACAATCTCGCCGGACCGATACCGGGGATGATGCCCGCAGGGCCGCTCTGGTCCGGGCACCAACAACACGTGCCGATCTTTTCCGACCGGCGCACGGGGAAATGGCTGACGTGGTGGCGCCCGCATCCACTTTACATCGCGATCGTCACGTCCACGGCCCCCGCATTTTCCGGCACAACCTACGGCGTCGGCACGTGTACGCTCGAGACGATTGCTTACGATACCGTGGGAGAAACGTACGAGCGCAACCTGATCGTCGGCCAGGGGTCCGGCACGAACTTTTTGAATCCGGGATCGACGTCGATCGTGTCCGGCTTGCGGATCGGATTGAATCAGGAAGCGTATAGCGGATTGCTGGTCGCCGTCTGGGTCGAATGTACCGAGTGAATCATGCCGCCGTTTAAGCGTAACAATCCTGGTTGCCCGTGTTGCGGGTGCGTTCCGATCTTCGAAGACGACGGAAGCGGGGAAACGCTCGATCCGGCATGGATCGGCGATACGGGTGATTTCGCCCCAAGCGGCGGCGTCATCGAATCGACGGCCAGCGACAAGCACATCCGCATCGTCACGACCGAAACGAACATCACGGTATTCGCGACGCTCAAGGGAACGGCGGCCGGCGATCAACTCCGGTTGCAGGCTCGGAGAACCGACGCGGATAACTTGGTCTACCTCGAGGTGGAATTTCAAAGCGGCGCGGGCAACGGGGTGGTTCGCATCGTCGAACGGAACGCCGGGTCGGACCTCACACATCGGGAGTGCGCCGTCACGGCAGAACCAGGCACGGCCTACTCCGTCGCCATTTGCACACAACAACAGACCAGTACCCGTATGGCTGTGGCGATGTTTGCCGGCGCGATTGTCGCAACGCATGGTCATCTTCAAACTGGGAACGACTTTGGAATCGCTACAGGCACGCTCAATGGCACGGCGACGTTCGACGATATTTCAATGGAGTTTAACATTCAAGATCCGGGCGAAGAGTGTCCGCGGTGCGCCGATTGCTTTTGGCCCAACGTCGCGCCGTTGCCTTCGCAGATCATGGTCGACCTGCCCGCGATGGACGATGACGATCCGCCTGAATGCGGCGCGGGAGCGTGCGCAGGGGTGGCGGGCAGTTACACACTCGACCTCCAACCAGACTCGCTGGGGTGTGGCTCTTTTGGCCATGATGCCGATTTGTGCGCGTGTTACAAATGGGAAGACTCGGGTGGCACCTGCGATCTGACGGAGATTTATGTTATCGTCCACGGGCATGGAGAAACTGCCGTTTTTTTCGAGGCCCCGTTGCCTCGATGCGTTCAAGTGGCGGTGAACCTGTGGTTCGGCGGCTCGGCAGCGGTGATCGTTCGAACGCTCATCGGCAGCCCCGACGTGGATGCCGATTTCGACGGGACTTCGCTTGGATGTCACGATGACGCCGTCGAGCTCACGAATACCGATGATGCCCACGTCGAGATTGATTTTGGCCCCTGCGTCCTGCCTGACCCGCTTTCCATCGTCATTACGCCGCTGCCATGACGCTGCCAGATTGCGAGCATCGCTACCCGACGACGAACCCGGCTTGGCACTTTTGCGCGCACGCCCGAGTCCACGCGCCGCGCGATTTCGTGCGAAGCGTGCAATGCGAACGGTGCCGCTGGCACGCGGAGCCTTGCACGCCGCGGGACGTCCCCGAGAATCTGATCGTCGCCGTCCCGACGATCGGGCGCCGCGTCGTGAATTTCGCGGCCGCGATGGTTCAGCATCAGCGAACCGGCCGGCGGAAGGCCACTGAAGCCGTTCAGGCGGCTCGTCTGGCGACCTGTGAGAGTTGCGTCGACTATTACGACGGCCAGATTTGCCGGCACCCAGCGTGCGGATGCGGCGTCTCGACGGCACGCGGCCTGCGCCACAAACTTTCTCTCGCCGATCAATCCTGCCCGATCGGCCGCTGGACGTCGGTCGACCCGCCCGAATGATCGTCACATCCGGCCCCGCAGCGAAGTCACGCCGGCTCTTGCCCAACCCGCAAACACCACCCAAACGGGGGCACGCGCTAGGTTGAGGGCCTAGTGGGGGTTCACCCCGTGGAGGTTCGAGTCCTCTTTCCCGCATTGCGCGGCCTAGGTGGTTTGGGCGGAGTTGGGGAGGGCGCGCGCTAGGTATAACACCTAGCGCGCGGGAGTTTTTGGGAATTTGACGTAACGTGTTGTGAGAGCCAGAGTTGCGAGAAAAATGGTCCGGTCCGTAGTCTCTTGGAGTCACCTATCTCCAGACGATCGTGTAGCAACGGCGGCCCGGTCATTTCCCCCGGCAGGCGAAGCGCCTGCCGGGGGTTTTTGTGATATCCTGACGCGCGGCGAAGGGAGGATCGATCATGGGCGGGCGAACGATTGCGGTCGAGTGCTATCTGTGCGGGCGAACATTGCGCGCGCCGATCGAAGCGGTCGGTAGATCGGGGCGATGCGCGAAATGCGGGGCGACGAACCTCATTCGGCCGCCGCTGGCCGAAGTCGTTGAGGAGGCTCCCGAAGCGCCAAAGGCCAGGAAGGTGCCCATTGCGTGGGCCGCGGCGGCGATCTTCCTGACGCCCGTGATCGGCGTCTTGACGATCGCGAGCGTCTTGGTTCTGCCGGGATGGCTCGAGGCGCGTTCGGACGATCAGCCGATCGCCGCGAAGAAACCCGCCGCCGCGCCTGATGTGGGGCTTGTCGAGTCCCGAGAATTGGAATTCTTTGCGGCCGCGCTTGTCGCGGAACGCACGAAGTGGGAAGTGGGAACGAAACAGGTCGGGCGTTTTCTTTGGCAGCAAGTGCAGTGGGGCGAACCGCTCGGGAACAAACGCGTGGGACGAGGGTCCGTCGAATGGGCGACTCTGGACGAGGCCGTGCATTACGTGAAGATTTCCGTGTGGAATTATCCTGGCGTGCATAATTATCGGATGCCGCAATGGCAACTACGGGAGGAATTGCGGTACTTTATTGAGTTGATTCGGCTCGTCGATCCAACCTGGGACGAACGCGACATTCAGGGGTGGCTCGTCGCCGGGCTTCCCGACGATCCGTTTTCGGACTCGAATTTTCGCGTCACTACCATACGCCAACGTCATCGAATCACGTTGAGCCGGATGCTGATCGTGCGAGGGTTTGAGGTACGTATCCGTTCCGCGTACGCAGTTCGGGCGATCGGCCGCGGCGAGTTGACAATTTTTGGGCCGAACTACGACCCTTGATTTGTATCGGCGCGCCGCCATCTTCTTCTTTATGGGGTAATCACCCCATTCGCGTGGCGGTCTCTTCCGCGCACCCGGGATGATTGGGAAAAACCGCCCAAACGGCGCGTTTTGGGCACCTGCCTGTGCGTGGCACACAGACAGGTTCGCCGGCCCGCCAAAAAAAATCCAAAAAAATCGGCGAAGCGGGGTTGACAGTCCGGCGCCGAACCGCAAAACTCACCGACGCTACATGATTGGGCGGCCTTACGGCCGCAATGAAAGATGGGTGACCACTCGCACACGGCGCCGAATCGGCGCCATCTCGGCCGAAGCCGGTCCGGGGGTCGCGAACGGTCTCCTAGAGAGATACGAGCCGCTGTACCACCCATCCGGTGGCGCGCGGCGCTCGTGACCGGTTGTTCGACGATCCGCCAGGGGATCGCCGGCGCGTGGGGTTAGGCCTCCGTCGCGCTCGGCGATCTCCTGCGATCGTCGTCTGCGCAGATCGGAGATTTTCATGCGTCGGCTACGGAGAGCGACTCCCACGGACGGCCACACTCGCCGCGTGCGCGCGACGGACGCCCGGAGACTTCGCAAGCGGCGCAGGAGGTGCCGTGATGTCCACACGCGGAGAGTTTTTATCTACGGTAGGTCCGACGCTCCTGGACGGAACGCCGGTCACTGCGAGAACGCAAGTCGCCGATTATCTCGAGCAAGTGTATCTGCGGTTCAATCGGCGCGTCGGTGCGCGGTGCGCGGAACAATACCGTCTGGCGGTCCGGAAACTTTCGAGGTTTCAACGGCTTCGGCGCGCCGCCGAAGGACAGCCGCCCGCCGGACTTTGCCTGGGCGATCTTTCGCGCGAGTTGCTCTCCGATGCGATGGATTGGTCGATCGCATCGGAAAAGAACGGGAACCGAACGGCGAACAATTTATTGCGCAACGTCCGGCCGATCTGGCGACGCGCGATCGACGACGGAATCGAGGACGTTCACCCCTGCCGAAAGATCAACGAATACCGGCAGCCGCGGCCTTTGTCGAGTCGGCACGACGTCGACACGTTGAGCCGACTGGTTCGCGCGGCGCAAACCGAATCGGGAACGATCGGCGAGACGTCCGCGCGTGTTTTCTGGTGCGGACTTCTCATGTTCTTGTACTCGACGGCGCTGCGTCCGAGCGCGGCGATGCGGCTGCCGAGTTCAACGATCGACTTCGCGACGCGGCGCGTGCGCGTGCCGCCGGAAGTGCAAAAAAACGACGTGGGACACCTGGTCTGGATCAAAAAACAGGCGATGTGGGCGATTCGCGAACTGGCGTTGTCCGATCCGGAGGATGCCGCGAGCCCGCTGCGCGGGGCACTTCTTTTCGGAGATTGGACGCATTCGATCGCGACGCTGCGCGATCATTTGAAGCGATTGTTGCGGCGCGCGGGGCTGCCGCAAGGACGCCGCGATTTGCTCTACAAAATTCGCCGCACGACGGGGTATTTTTGCGAGCGGGCGGAAGGGCCGGATCGCGCGGCGCTGTACCTGGGACACGTGACGAAACTTGCCGTGACGCGGCATTACGTCACGGTGGAGCAAGCTCTCGAATTGATCCCGGATGTCGATCTGTGGCTGCCGGATTTGGATGTTGAGATTCAACATACGTTGAAATTTCGGATTGTCGGTTGAACGAAATGGAGTGAATCATGTTGGTGTTAGAGCGTGATCTCCGGGAGCGCGTCCGGATCGGCCGCGATATCTGGGTATCGATCGAACGGGTGGAGGGGCGGCGGGTGCGTCTCGGTTTTTGCGCGCCGCCGGACGTCAAGATTATGCGCGAGGAGCTTCTCGATGACGACGAAAACGAAAGCCGCGAAGACGCCGCTTGAGACGGTCACGTTTGTGGGTCGCGGCCGGCCGATCGCGTCCGGACGGACGCGGTACGTGTCGACGTGCGGACGGTACTGCCTCGTCCGCGCGTCGATGATTGACGGCGTGCCGATCGAGCGAACGAAGCGCGGCGCGCCGAAGATTTTTTGGCACGCCTGTTGCAAGAATGACATCTGGCGGGGCGACCTGTGGAATCCGCTCGGCCGTCACAAGTCCCGGCGCTCCGCCGAGAGGGCGTGTTGCGAGCACGCGACAAGGATTCGAGGGATCATCGCCGACATTGAAAGGGCGTGAGGGAATCATGGCAAAGAAGGTCGGCCGTGTCCGGCGATATCGTCATCGCGACGCCGTGCGCGCGTTGACGGACGCCGAATACACGTTGCAACGGGGGGCGGATTTGGACGCTTCGTTGGAACCGCGCGCGGAAGCGATGGTGCGCCGCCGGGCGAAGGCGATTAAGGAAGCCGGGCTCGCGGCGACAAGGGATCCGGAAACACACCGAGGGAGCGACGAGGATGCCACCGACCCGTACGACGGCTGACCCTGCGGTCGAGTCACACCGGCAACGGTTGCTGCCGCTGACGCGCTCCGATCATCTTCGGTTGATCGACGCCGCCCGGTTGGAACTCGACGGCGTTTCTGATCGGGCGATTGCAAACGTTCGCACGTTACTCACGGCGCTAGAGTATTGCACCGGACGCGACGGCTGCCATCCATACCGGGAAACGATCGCGCACAAGATGGGGCGTGTCTCCACGCGAACGGTGACACGTGCGATCGCGACGGCTCAGGCTCTCGGAATCTTGACCGTCGCGCCGCAGGTCGACCGGAGCGGGCAACACTCGAACGAGTATCGAATTGAGTGGGAAACACTCGCCCGTCTGTGTAAACAGCAACCCCCGTTGAGGCTAGACACCGTGTCTAGCCCCCTAGACACCGTGTCTAGCCCCCTAGACACCGTGTCTAGCCCCCTAGACACCGTGTCTAGCCCTTATAAGGAAAACAATCTTCTAAATCTTAAACTTCTTCAATCACCACCATCACCCGAAGCGACCGACTGGGTGGTGGTGGTAGAAGAGTTGCGATCGGTCGGTGTGATCGATCGCGATGGAACGTGCGATGCGGCGAGTTCGGCGGGTCTTTGCCCCGAGGATGTTCTGCGGATCGTCGGGCATTGGCGCGATCGCCCCGCGGCGTGGAGCGTTGCGCAGCTCGTGTATCGAGTCAAGCACGCCGCAGGGATCGACGAGAAGGCCGGCTGGCCGCCGCCTGACGCCCTTTGGGAGCGCCGCGCGGCGAAAGACACCCGCGACGCGCGGATCGCACGAGACGCGGCGAGAGACGCCCTCTCGAGGCAATCGGAATCGGAACGGATTCGCGAGGTCGAGGCCGAGCGTGCCAAGGCCGCGGACATTGCCCAGCGGTTTGGCCCGCAACTCGATCGGATGACGCGGGCGGAAATCGGCGATCTTTTGGAACTTCACGATCGGCCGGACCTCGCAAAAACTGTTGCAACGCTCGGCGTGCGCGCCGCGCGTCCCGATTTGTTGGAATTGCTGGACGAGGTGTCCCGATGATGTACGTCGCCGCGGTCGCGGCCGGAATTCTGATCGGCTGTCTCATCCGAGATTGGCGCGTCGACCGGCGCCGTCGGCCGTGTCCGCATTGCCGGCGGCGGGTGCGCGTTATTGAAGCATTTTACGTTGGTCCCGACTTGCGTGCGTCGCACGCGGTCCGCGACCGATTTACTCCCTCGAAAAATTAACCACGGAGGAACCGATGGCACTCATATCGATGAAACTGAGCGCGCGGCTCGAAGAATTGGCGCAGTCCTCAACGTATATTCCGTTCGACCTCGACGTTCTGCGAGCGATCGGATTTACGATCGGCTTGGACTGGGACGGCGAAGTGTTGGTCGAGCCGCCCGAATCGATCGACCCGGAAAAAATGGCAGACCTCATTCTTCGATTCAAAAGCGGGACTGCCATTCGACTCGGATTTGAGGGCTATCGCGCAAGAAGTGTGTGCGTCGGCGGGCCACGGAACAATACGCCGCACAACACATACAGGGGGACGCCACTGATCTTTCATGTCGCTCGGGCAGAGTGGGCCGTCTACTGCGTCGTTTCGTGTGATGACCCGCGCGCGCTCTACGTCGGAACGGCGACGAACAAGGTCGCGGCCCGGGCGATGTGGCATCGGGCAAACCTCACCACTGTAAAGGACGATTGCGATGACGGCAAATGAGCAACGAACGGCGAAACCGCCGAACTCGATCCGATGTTCCGCGTGCAAGAAGTTCACCAATCCGTGGTGTAACACGGACGGGTTGTGGAAGTGCGCTTTGTGTGGGCACGTCCTGGAATCCATCGTCGAAAAGGTTTGTGAATCCGACGACGAGTCGGGCAAGCAGTCCCGATGCCCGGAGTGTGGAGAGGTCGCGGTCGATGGTTACCAAGTTGAAAAAGGCCTGTGGTTTTGGAGGTGTGACGCTTGTGGCAATGACTTTGGCAGAAATGCAGAATCGTCGGTGCCGGACAAGGTCGGCGATCCGGTCAGTCACCCGGCGCATTACACGACCGGGCCGAAGGAGGTGATTGACGCGATTATCGGTTTGGGTTGGGGCCGCGATTTTTGCCGCGGGAACATTCTCAAATACGTCGCTCGGTATCAGAAGAAAAACGGCGTCGAGGATTTGCGGAAAGCGATGTGGTATCTGAACCGAATCGTCGAAATGGAGTCAGGCGACGGCGTCGAGGATTTGCGCAAAGCGATGTGGTATTTGAACCTACTGATCGAAATGGAGTAAGGCGAATGAATCTCGTCTTATCACTGTTTCCTGGGATTGATTTGTTTGGCCAGGCGTTTGAGGCCGAAGGTTTTTGCGTTGTGCGCGGTCCTGATGTGTTGTGGGGGGGCGACATTCGGCGATTCCATCCGCCGGCCCGAAAATTCGTCGGCGTGATCGGCGGGTCGCCGTGCCAAGATTTTTCCCGCGCGCGGCGCGGGCGTCCGCCGACCGGATATTCGAGTGAGATGATCGACGAGTTCATGCGCGTGGTCTACGAGGCGGACCCGGAATGGTGGCTCCTGGAGAATGTCTCGTCGGTGCCCGACGTGAAATTAGACGGGTGGAGCTGGCAGCGCATCGACGTGAATCAGGCTTGGTATTGTCCGGTCAACCGGAATCGCCATTTTCAATTTGGTTCGCGCGTTGGGAAGCCGCTCGATATCCCGCGCGGTCCGCCGGTTCGCGGGGCGGAACCTGCGGCGCTCGCGTGTGATAGTCGATCGCTCTCGGAGGTGTGCCGGATGCAGGGCTTGCCGGAGGATTTCGATCTTCCGCCGTTTACGGCCGCCGCGAAAATTGCGGCCGTCGGGAACGGTGTGCCTCTTGTGCTCGGGCGTGTCGTCGCCCGAGCCGTGATTGCGGCGCACGCGCGGGAACGCGTGAAGAATACGTACGAGCCGACACCCGCGGTTCCGCGCAGAGCGTGCGATTGCGGTTGCGGGCGTCCGGTTCCGCGCGCGGCAAAATATTACGGCGCAACGTGCAGAAAACGAGCGGAGCGCCGGAGAAGGAAAGCGAACGATGCCTGAAATCAAAAAGGAGTCTAAATCGTGCGGGATGATCTACCACGTCATGTGGCCGGTCGTTTCGTTGAAGGGGGTACCGACGTATTGTCCTTTTTGCGGTGAGTTGGAGCGGTTCGCCGAAGAGGACGAGGAAGATGACTGACACGCAACAAACGCTCGCGGCTTGTGTCGGTCGCGGGGAATCGGTGGAGATGACGACGCCGGCGGGCGAGCGGGTTTCGTTTCGTGTTGTACGGTCGCGGCGGGGAACGTTTTTGGTTGTTGTCGAAGCGCCGTCGGATTGGAAGCAATTGAAAATCGAGGTGAAACCGGTGTTGACGACACAAGGACACCGGAAATAATAGGTTACAGCGCGGCCTACAAGCTCACGCTGGACTGTTTTTGACACGGAGAGCGTCAAATGTGGATCGATGTAGAAGAGCGATTGCCGGACGATCGTACATGCGTTCTGGGCTTTGACGGCATCTTGCGCCACTCGTTCATCGGATTCCTATTTGAGGGGAAGTGGTTTGCGATTGATGGCAGCGGTGGGGGCGTGGTCACGCATTGGCAGCCCCTTCCCGAGCCGCCGGCGTCTCGCGTAGGAAACAATCGAAAAGTGACGGCAAACCGGTCTTGACGACAGGAAGCCACGGCAAATAATAGGTCACAGACATTGCCTTTCAGCGATGATCCGGCGCCGGCGCGCTGCGAGTTCCTGGGGCGGGACTAGGCCCGTCATCATGCGCGCCATTCTGCTAGCACTCGCAACGATTCTTCCGACCGGGCCGATGCGCGCGGCGGTTGATGTCGTCGAGGTCAACGCTTCGCTGCACCCGCAAGGCGGCGTCCGCTTTGTGCAAGTGATTTATTGGGTGCGCTCGGGCCGGCAACTGCACGTCGCCGAGTGGGAAATGTGGAGCGATCATGCAATCTACCGGGCCGGCGATCGATGGATTGTGCATCGCCGCGACCGAGTGATTCGAGCGCCGCGACTTTTTGTGACACGTAGTGTCGTCGATCCGGAAGTCCGCGATCGACGTTTTTTTCGTCCCCAATTACGAAAGGGTGTCCGATGACAGAAGCGAATGAGCCAGCGACGCCGAGCGAACCCGTGACGCAGAACGTAGCGTTCACTTCGACCGAATCGACGGAGTTGGTGTCCGAACACCGGCTGGATGCAGACGGCAATCCTGCGGGCGGCGCGACGGTTGTCTGTGGCGTGCGGATTCAATGGCAAGACGGTCCGCTGGGCCGCGGGCAAGAAAGGCGAGAACCAAACGGCGCGTTCGTCGAGGACGTCATTCGGGCGGCGGCCGAGCGGCTGGTGTTCTACCAGTCGACGAAGTTTGCGTGCGACGAGAATGCTCAAGCGCTCGCGCGGCTGCGATCGGCGGTGAACATTCTGCAATCGCGCACGAAGAAGCGCGAGCGGCGCGACGTCGAGGGAACGCACGAGATTTAGACTGCGGGGCGCGCCGACGCGCTACGCTTTGTTTCATTTTCTTTCCACGGGGAGGTGGATTCGATGACCGACGACGAAAAACATTTGGACCAGCGGATTGATGAGATTGTTTCGACGGTCGTGACGGCCCGCGAAGACGGGAAATTTACGCTGGCCGAAGCGGCGACGATCGCGATGCAATGTGTCGAGGCAGGGACGCATGTTGCGCAGGCGCTGGGTGACTACGAGCGGCATTTCAGTGAGCTGGTCGCCGCGTGCGAGAGCGTGTTTGACAAGTACGTTGCGGCGATCGACTGGCCGGGGATTCCCGAGTTCATCGAACGGCCGGCGGAAAGTTTTGTACGGAGCCAGATTCGGCCGGCGCTGCAAAAAGTCTACGACGTTCTTGGGACGGCCGGATGATGGACGAATGCGACCCCTTTCAAGTTGCCGAAGATGCTCGGCGGCGCATCGACCAGCAAATTCATCGCGACGCAACGGAAGAGGGGGCGTTCCGCGAGGCGATCCGCGCGTCGCGGGCCGGGATTGAGGAGCTCGTGCGGTCTCTTGTCGCACGTCAAAGCGAAAATGCGAAACTAAACTAAACGCGACCATCGCGAGGCAACCTGTGACCAAACCGATCGAATATGCGCTAGCGTTTGCCATTGTCGCACTGGGCCTGGTCGGCACGGTGTTTTTGGCGGCGAAGACGTATCGTACCGTCTGGCCGGCCGAAGTCGCCGTGCCGGTGCCTGCGCCCGTCCAGCCGGACTATGGGACCGGGGCGAAGTTCGCCGCCGCGCTGATTGGGGAGAACGCCCCAAGCGACGCGGCGTATTTGCGCGATCTTTTTTCGGCGACGGCCGAAGCGATCGAACGGGACGGGAGCGCGGCAAGCCCGGCATTGACGACGCGCGGGCATATCGCGACGTTGGCGGATCGGCTCGGGAGATTCGCGAACCTCACGGGCGAGTACCAGGGCATCGGCCGGATCGGCGGCGAATTGTTTCAGCGCGAGTTTCCGATCGATCCGGGGGAACTTGCGCCGGCCGACCGGCAAAAGGCCGTTGAACTGTTTCGCGCGCTTTCGATCGGCGCGGGGAGGGTTGCCGGATGAATGCGGACGCTCAACGATCGACTGAACTGCTGAACCATTTCAGGGGCTTCGTCGCCGATCTTCGAGACGACGCTTACAAGGAGAACTTTGTACGCAAGTTCCTCATCAATTATTTGTCGGATTGCGATCCGCAGATTTTTCGGGAACTTACGCGTGGGCTGTCAGGCATGACGAGGGAGGAGGCGGGGAATGGGCTTGGCAACGAAGATCCTCAAATGCTTGCGGTCTTTGCGATTCAACTGATTGGTCTTGAAGACGAAGAGTTTTGCCGAATCCTGGAGGACAATGATTTGCTCATGTTTTTCCGGAAATTCATTCACAATTACGTATCAAAATGTTCGCCGGGCGTTGTCGTCGATATAGTGACCGAGTTGATCGACCTGCGAGAGGACCAGTGGCAAAAAGAGAACGATAATGGGAGGGTTGCCGATGCCTGATCTTCCGAGATTTGAGAAGTGGCCCGAGACGGGACCGCTCTCCGCTTCCGAAGTCCAGGAGTATTACGAGCGGGGATACGCTGGTGTCGTACCAGACCCGGGGGCGGATTACGAACTGTTGTTCAATACGCGGTATGCGAAGGGATCGACCGCCTCCCGTGCGAACGGATGGGAGGGGAGCGGCGCGGGGAAGTTGATTGTTCCGTTCGTTGTGCTCGAGAAGTTCTTCCCCGGCAGCCTTCCAGGTCCGGCGCAAGAGCGTGGAGATTGCGTTTCGCACAGTGAAAAGAACGCGTGTTTGCTCACGATGGTGTGTGATATTTTCGATCGGCAGCCGGACGAGGTGACCGGGAAGATCGAGGGAGCGCCCGACGTCTCGACGAGGGGTGTTCGCAACGGCGTGTTGTCGACGGAGTGGATTTACTGGTTTAGGGGATACGACGGCGACGGGTGGGATTGTTCGTCGGCGGCGAACGTGGTGCGGAAATACGGCATCATGCTGCGTCAGAAATACAAGAGCCTGGGGATCGATCTGACGGAGTATTCGGGGCGGCTTGCGGGGAAGTATGGCCGGACCGCGCCGCCGGAGAACATGCAGGCGGAGGGGCGATTGCACCTCGTGCGCGACAACACGTGGCTTTCGACGTTCGAAGAGGTCCGCGATTTTTTGGCGAACGGATATGGATTGAGTTCTTGCGGAGGTGAGGGATTTTCGAGTGTTCGGGATGCGAACGGCGTCGCGACTCGAAAAGGGAGCTGGTCGCACGCGATGGCGTACATTGGAGCGGATGATCGCGACGTGATTAAGGAGCGATACAAGGAGCCGCTTGTCCTCGTTCAAAATTCGTGGGGGACGTCAAATTCCGGGCCACGAACGATTCTCGGGACGGATATTGACATTCCGCACGGATCGTTTTGGGCACGATGGTCCGATGTCCGGCGGCGCACGTGTTACGCGCACTCGGGCGTCGACGGTTGGCCGGCGAAGGAACTGGATTTTTTGGCTGCCTGGAAATCTTGGAAATAGGAAATAGGGGGATCGGATGAGAGGGTCAACGATTTGCGTCATGTGCGTCATTTGCGTCACGGGGTGTTCGTCGAGCGCGACGGACGATCGGAACGCCGCGGCGGATGCGGCGGTTCAGGCCGCGATTGCGACGTTGGAGACGAGTCCGACTCCTGGACCGTCACCGATTCCGAAGCCCGGTATTTGTGCGAATTGCAACGGGACGGGGAAATTGGGTGACGGGACGGTGAGTGTGACGTGTCCGGTGTGTGACGGGACGGGGAAGCGCATCAAAGCCAGCCGGTCGGCGACGGAGCGCGACTCGTCGTCCGCCGCTTCGCGCCGGCCGGCACAAGGCTTTGCGGGGACACAAACAACGACGGAATCCATCGAGGGCCCGTCGGACGCGGAGCGCGTCTCGTCGACCGTTCCGCGCCGACGGGTTTTTGTGGTGCCCGTCCCCGAGCGATTGCGCGCGCCGATCGAAGGGGCGGCACACCGCGGCGCGCAGCGCGATGATGAGACGTTCGATCGGTCGCGCCACATCTTCTGGCGGCGCGACGACGGGGAGAGGCGCGCGGATGAAAAGCATTGGCCGGCGTGGAATTT